CGCCGATCGTGATTCCATTGAATGAGGTTGCTCCGTTCCGTCCTCAAGATTTCATCAATCTGGGGTACACCAACTTCGATGTTATTTGCATTGGTGCTGGAGGTGGTATCGGTGGTGGCATCAACACGGTCAACACAGGTACCCTAGTTCGTAATACTGGTGGTGCTGGAGGCGGTGGTGGATTCCATCGAGTCAAAGGGCTCTTGTCCGCACTTCCAGCAGAGTGTCCGGTTGTTGTTGGTGTCGGCGGAGATCCCGGGGTTGAACATGACTCCGATCCGGCTCTTACAACCGATGGTGGAGATGGGGGATATTCATCTTTCAATGACACCACATGCCAAGCCTCAGGTGGAGGCGGCGGTAAACGCGCCCAATCAAACTCTCTGACCGTCGGCACTCAAGCCAATGGCGGTCAGGGTGGTATCGGTGGTCGTATCATCGTTGGCGGCGGTGGCTCTGGTGGAATTGCAGGTACCCCCTCACCTACTGGCCCGGGAGCTGCTGGCATTGACGGTGAAGATGGTGGGTTCCTCGAGGATATTGGTCAAGGCGGCGGTGGTGGAGCAGGAGGTGTCGCAAAGTTTGGTGGTATCACCTGCAATGCTGCTACAGCCGGTGGCCGGGGGTCATATAACCCAGGTAATCTGTCAGTCTATGGACCTGGAGATGCTCCCTCTCCTGAAGGTGCTACCGGGGCAAGCTATGCTATGCCTGGAGGTGCAAGTGGAGCCAAAGCAGCTCCTGTAAACGGTCTGCCGTATGTGTATGGTAGGTCTATCAGTGAGCAGCGCCATGGCGATCCGGGCTACGTGGTTATTCGACTGACTGCGGGTTAGTCATGATCACAGTTACCACACACGGGAACTGGAATCATACCGAAGCGTGGTTGCACAGACTGAAGAGCAATCAGATCCTTGCCGCCATGGAGAAGTACGGACCAAAAGGCGCAGCTATGTTGGCTGCCGCTACACCTGTCGACAGTGGTTTGACTGCTAATTCGTGGACCTACGAGGTCAAACGAGGCAGTAACCATTTTTCCATCGCTTGGATGAACACCAACATGGTGTCAGGAATCCCGGTCGCTATTCTCATCCAGTATGGGCATGGCACCGGGACCGGTGGGTATGTGGCAGGAAGAGATTACATCAATCCTGTTATCAAACCCATGTTCGATCAAATGCTGGCCGAGCTTGAGAGGGAGGTGAAGGGTATATGAGCACCGTTGATAGTCGCGTAGTTGAGATGAGCTTCGATACAGGTAAGTTTCAGAACGGCGTTGCGACTGTGTTGAGTGGATTGGACAAGCTCAAAGCAGCTCTTCACTTCCCGAACGCGGGCAAGGGCATCGAAGACATCAATTCTGCGGCAAAGAAGACCGATCTGAGCCATATTGGTAAAGCGGTCGAAGACATCAAGAACAAGTTCTCAGCGATGTCTGTTGTTGCACTATCCGTACTATCCAACATCGTCAACAAAGCGGTATCTGCAGGTGGCCGACTAATTAAAGCCTTGGCCTTGGACCCCCTCATCGATGGTTTCAAGGAATACGAACTCGAGATGAACTCGGTTCAGACCATTCTAGGCAATACCGCCGCTGCTGGCGTGAAGCTCAAGGATGTCGAGAAGGCCCTAGGCCAGTTGAACACCTACGCGGACAAGACGATCTACAACTTCGCCGAGATGACGAAGAACGTGGGTACGTTTACGGCCGCCGGTGTGGATCTGGACACCTCAGTTTCGTCCATCAAGGGTATCGCCAATATGGCGGCTCTGTCTGGAGCGAATTCAGCTCAGGCTTCTACGGCAATGTACCAGTTGTCGCAGGCCATCTCCTCAGGCAAGGTCGCCCTGCAGGATTGGAAGTCCGTCGAGAACGCCAGCATGGGTTCCAGCACCTTCAAGCGCGCTCTGGCCGAGACGGCCGTTCATATGGGCACGCTCAAAGAGAATGCTGTGAAGATGGAAGGCCCGATGAAGAATGTCTCCATCAATGGAGAGTCCTTCAGGCAGTCGATCTCGGCCAAGCCAGGGGAAGAGTCCTGGTTGACGTCGGATGTCCTTACAAGTACCCTCAAGCAGCTCTCAGGCGACATGACGGATGCCGAGCTGGCTGCAGAGGGTTACAGCAAGGCTCAGATCAAGAGCATTCAAGCTACGGCCAAACTGGCCTTGGAATCAGCAACACAGGTCAAGACACTCTCGGCATTGCTGAGCACGACCAAGGAGCAGTTGGGAACCGGATGGGCAGAAACCTGGAAGATCGTCTTCGGAGATTTCACTGAAGCCAAAGAACTCTTTACTGGTCTTTCTAAGTCTATTGGCGGCTTTGTCTCTGCTTCTGCTGATTCTCGCAACAAAGTTCTAGGGGATTGGAAGGCTCTAGGCGGCCGGACCGCCCTCATCGAGGGTCTCAAGAACGTCTTCGAGGGTCTCAGCTCTGTCGTCAAGCCGATCAAAGAAGCTTTCCGAGACATCTTCCCAGCGACAACTGGCAAGAATCTCTACGATCTGACGATCCGTTTTAGAGAGTTCACTGAGAACCTCAAAATGGGACCTGAGACAGCAAACAATCTCAAGCGAACTTTCGCTGGGCTCTTCGCTTTGCTGAGCATTGGCAAGCAAGTTGTCTCCGGTATCTTCCGGATCTTCGCCAAGATGTTCGGAATCATGGCAAGTGGCGCTGGCGACTTCCTGAACATCACTGGAACCGTCGGTGACTTCTTCGTCTCGCTAGACCAGGCGATGAAGAAGGGCACAGGTTTCAACAAGTTCATCGAAGGATTGGGAACGGTTCTATCCATTCCTCTCAGGCTGCTCAAGTTGTTGGTCCAAGCAGTCTCGAGTCTTTACGATGCATTTGGCGGAAAAGCCTCCGGGGGACTTTCCAAATCGCTGGGCGAGATCACTGAGTCCATGTCTCCCATGGAAAAGGCCATCTCCAAGGCCTCTGGGGCGTGGAAAGAATTCCTGCAGATGTTGGATCGGGTCAAGACCCAACTCCAGCCTGTAGTCGATACCATCGCCAACGTCTTCGGCGGCATCATGGATGCGCTCAAGAGTGCGTTCAGCCAAGCGAACATCGATTCCACCATGAATGTCCTGCAGACAGGGCTCATCGGTGGTATTGCTTTGATGGTCAAGAAGTTCATCAGCGGTGGCTGGGCTGACAATCTCAGCGGCGGCATCATGTCGTCCATTTCGGGATCCTTTGACGCAATCACTGGGTCACTGCAAGCCATGCAGACGAACATCAAGGCCGACACGATCAAGAAGATCGCGATCTCGATCGGCATTCTGACGGCTTCGGTCGTTGCGTTGTCGCTCATCAATGAGCAGAACCTGACAAAGGCTTTGAGCGCTATGACCATTGCATTCGGGCAATTGCTCGGTGCTATGGCCATCCTCACCAACGTGAGTAAGTCTGCTGGGTTCCTCAAGGTTCCCTTCATCGCGGCTTCACTTATATTGCTGGCTTCAGCAGTCACTGTGCTCACCCTTGCGGTGACCATATTGTCAAAGCTCAGCTGGGAAGAGCTGGCCAAGGGTCTTGCTGGTGTGGGTGTCTTGTTGGGGATGATCGCTCTTGCAGTTCAGCCGCTCTCAAAGGGTTCTGCGGGGATGATCACGGCGGGGCTGGGTATTCTGGCTATCGCTGCGGCCATGAAGGTCCTGGCCAGTGCGGTCAAGGACTTCGGAGCAATGAGTTGGACCGAGATCGGCAAGGGTTTGGCCTCTGTGGCTGCAGCTCTTGTGGGTATCGGTCTGGCCTCAAAGATATTCCCGTCTGGAATGGTCTCCATCGGCGTGGGTCTGATCGCAGTCTCGTTGGGGCTCAAGCTTCTCGCCTCGGCGGTAGGTACGTTCGGAAACATGAACTGGGGAACCATCGTCAAGGGAATGGTCTCCGTTGCAGGTTCGTTGCTCATCATCGCTGGAGCCATGGCGCTTATGCCTCCAAACATGGTGGTGACCGCAGCAGGTCTGGTGCTTGTCTCGTTTGCTCTGAAGGGCATCGCGAACGCCATTGGTGACTTTGGTGGAATGTCAATAGGTGAACTAGCCAAGGGTATTGGCGCACTTGCAATTACGCTTACCCTCCTAGCGGCAGCACTTATATTCATGACCGGATCTCTTGCTGGTGCAGCTGCTCTTACCGTGGCTGCGGTTGGTCTCAACCTGCTCGCATCAGCCATGGAGCGGATGGGTGGTATGTCATGGGGTGGGATCCTCAAGGGTCTTGTTGGGCTTGCGGCCGCAATGGCGCTCGTTGGCGTCGCCGC